GCCCCGCGCCAACATCCGCGCACGTGTCTTCTGCTCCTGCTCGAAAATGGTAGACGGTTCCACCGGCACAGGCCGTGAGGCTGGCATGTGGGCGTTGTGCCAGCACTCCGAACAGATCCACTCGTCCGGGCTGAGCCGGGCGTAGAGGACGCCCTCGCGCAGCTCGCCGCAGAACGAGCAGCCGAGGGCGGTGTCGGGGACAGTCACGCCGCCGCCCCATGGGCCGTCAGCAGCCGCTGCGCGATCGCGATCGACAGCCGCACGTCTACGAGCGCGTCGTGCGCGCCCGCCACCTCGATCCCGAGGTGCTTCGCGAGCCCCACCAGGGTGTAGTCCTTCGGCCGCTCCGCGGGCGGCTTCTGCTCGAAGTGCCAGACGGCCCCGTGGCGCGTGTCGAGTGCTGATCGGAAGTCCACCGCGAAGAAGGTGCCGTGCTTCTTGAAGAGAGCGGAGAGCCGGTCCAGGTCGAACCCGCCGATGTTGTGCCCGGCTACCCGGGCGACCGTGTAGGGGTTGCCGGTCCGCTTCGAGACGAGCGTGATCGTGCGGTACCGATTGAGCATGGCCGCGAACTCCCCCACCACGCGCGCCTCAGGGAGCGCTTCCTTCCGCCAGACCTCGGGCTCGTGGTGGTTGATGGCGAGCGCCTCGGGGTCGGCCTTGCTCTCGTCAAACGCGATCTTTCGCTCGAACACCTCGATCTCGGTCCAGTCGCAGCCCAGCTCAGAGCCCACCGCTATCGCGGCGAGTTGGATGATCGGACGGCCCGGCTCAAGCCCGCCCGTCTCGATGTCGAGGTAGACGACGCTCACCGATCGGCCTTCTTCTCGGGCATGAACTCCTTCGAGAGCAACTCGTCGAGGCGCCGCCCCTCCTTCGCGAGCAACTCGTCGAGGCGCCGCTCCTCGCGTTCGGCGCGAGAGAGCACAGCACGGGCGCCCTCGGGGTTCTTACCGGAGAGTTCGATGAGGGCCATCCGGATCGCACCGTGAAGGAGCCCGCAGCGGTACGGATAGTCGGCGCGGGAGTAGCCAGCCATCACGCGCCCCCCTTCTTCTCGGAAGCCTTCTTGACGCTCGCCTTGAGCTGCTCCACGAGATCGGGGGCCGGCGCGCCCTCTCCAGCCGGCGCCGCCGGCAGAGGCTCAGCGAGAAGCGGCTCGATACTCACGATCCGGTCGGTCCGGGCCTTAACATCGAAAGCCTTCACCGGCTTCTGGGTGATCTCGATTGCAAATCGTCCTGCGAGCCCGCGCGGCCGGTCCTCTGGGAGCGCCTTGCGGAGCGACTCCTTCACCTTCTTGTCGAGCCCGCCGTACTCCTTCGCTTGGTCACGGAGCGCGTACCAGCGCTCGAGCTGCGCGTGCAACTCTGGATCTCCGAGTATGAGCGCGCCCATCTCGGTAATCGGAGGTTGACAAGACCTTCCGAAGAAGTCGCAGTGCGCGCACTGCGTGACATCCTTGGTGAAGTCGGGGAGGATGCCCTTCGCCCGCTGGACGTCGACGGCGTCCAAAATCGACTCCGCGTAGGCCCAGATGCGCTCCGCGATCTCGTAATCGATTGAGACGGAGAACAGCTTCCAGTCACCGAGCAGGTTGGTGATGAGGAGCAAGCACTCCGGCAGACCGTACCCGATCATGTAGGCGTGGAGCTGGTAGAGATACCGCTTCGTCCACCAGAAGTTAGAGAGATCGTCCAACGTGTGTAGGCGGTCGAAGATCAGGGGGTGGAGACTCTTGACCTCGGTCGGGACCTCCTGCGCCTTCCACTGGATGAAGGCGTCGATCTTCCCGCGGAGACATGGCGCGCCTGTTCGGCGGTGCCTCAACTCGAACGGCATCTGCTCCTTGACGACACCAAGCCCGACTTCCTTGAGCAGGCGAATGGCCTTGCTTTCGGCCTCTACTCCGGCCTCGAGGCGACCCTGCCTATCTGCGGGGATCGGAGCCCTCTCCTGCCAATTCGTGATCGACAAGACTTGGCGACGCAGGCAGCCGTTTGGGTCCGCGTCTGAGGCATAGGGTTGGTTTCGTGGGGAGAGGTGGGCCTGCGCGGCAGCCCGCTCAGCGAGCCTTGTCTGGATGGTCACGATCAACTCGCCAGCCATGCTCGCGGACGGTTGGGCGCCCTGGACGAGACGAAGCCCGGTGATGGTGCTCATGCCACACCCCGCCAGAGCTTCCCTGAGCAGACCTCTGAAACGGTCGCCTGAGATATGCCGAATCGTGCGGCGACAGATACGCCCTTCTCGCCACCGGCACGCGCCGCACGGATCTCAAGCACCTTGGCGTCCGTCAGCTTGGCGGACCCGACCCGCGCGCCGCGCGCGTTACGGCCCTTCGCGATCGCGTCGTGCATGTTGTCGAGTTGCGTACCGACGAAGAGGTGCCCAGGGTTGCAGCATGGCGGGTTGTCGCAGCGATGGAGGACTTGCTTCCCTTCCGGGATCGCTCCGAAGCTCAACTCCCAGGCGACCCGGTGCGTGTAGACGACCGGCGTGCAACGCGCGCCGAGCTTGACCCTGCCATAGCCGAGACCATTCGTGCAGCCGATCCACGGCCAGCAGGCGGTTGGCTGGCGTCGGTTGACGCGCTTCCAAAACCTCTGAATAAATGCCCCGGGCACAGGCTCAGCCCTCCGCCCCGGGTTCGCCCTCTTCCTCGGCGTCACGCTGCACCGAGTCTCCGAAGGTCTTGTGCGCCTTCAGCTTCTTCCAGGCGTTCTCAACCTGGAAGCCCTTCGTGAGCTTCGACACGCTGTCGTAGCCCGTGACGAGCTTCCCCTCCTTGTTCTTCCAGGAGGTGACCTCGACGAGGAGTTGCCGCGCGGAAGAGACGTCGCCACCGACGCGCCGAAGGATCTCTTCTCCGAGCGCCTTCGCCTTCTCGGTCACGCCCTCCTCGGCCACCGCGCCGGCCTGCCGCTCCGCGCTGGAGCCGTAGCCGGAGCCGGCGTAGCACTTCGAGGTGTCGATCCCGGCCTCCACGAGCACCGATTCGGGGACCTTGCGGAGCCCGGAGAGGATCCGGGTGACCTTCGTGTCGAGGTAGGTCCGGACCGACGCCTTGTCGTCCTGCGGCGTCTCGCGCCCGCGGAACTTCTGATCGGACCGGATGGCCGAGTAGACGCCTTCGATCCGCTCCCCCGTCCGCGCGCAGTAGCCGTCGGCCCACATCTCGACGATGGACACGTCGGCGCCGGTGCCGCTGGGCTTCTCCTTCGTGACGAGCGGGCCCGGGATGGTCAGATCGAGCGGGTGCCCACGGTGCCCGGTGATGGAGATGCCGAGCCACTTCCGGATGGTCGCGGCGCCGTTGTCGCGCAGCACACAGATGACGTTCCCTTGCTTGTCCGCGTACTTGGTCCAGTCGTAGGGCGTGGTGCTCTTGATCGCGACCTGGCCGAGGATCTTCAGGCCCTGCTGGAGCGCGGTGAGATAGGCCTCCACCTTCTTCGGGTCCTGCAGGGCCATCCGCGCGATGCTCTCGTCGCGGGCCCGGATTGCGAGCTGCTCCTCCTGCTCAACCTCGTCGGGGACGGGCGAGAGCTGGCTCATTGGAGTCGGGACGGTGGACGGCGCTTGCGTAGTCACGGCTGTTCTCCTCCTTCAGATAGGGGGTTGCGATGCGAGAGCGCGGAGACATAGGCTTCGCGCGTCCTCGCGACGATGTCGGTGATGCCGTCCAGCTTGAGAAGGACCTCATCGCGGTCGTCGACGTTGATGGCGGCCTGGCCGGAGAGCTCTACGACGCTGTCTATGAGTTCGCGGCAGCGCTCAAAGAGGAACGACTGCATGCTTACCGTCAACGCCTTCGGGAAGCTCACTGGCTCCTCCGTCTGTCCTTGACGTTGTTGTGAACGACGATGCCGGCGGCGATGCCGAGCGTGATTCGATAGGGCCACTTCAACTTCGGGGCCCGCTTCTGGATGAGGTAGTCGGCACCGGCGAAGGCGGCACCCTCGATAACTGCGCCGACCTTTCGGTTCTTGATGATGCCCATCTCGTAGCCACCGCGGCGGAGCCCCACGTCCGTGCTCCACGCGTCCGCGCCAGCCACGAAGCCTCCGAGCACGAGGGACTGCAGGAGGGGGCTCACCGGGCCTCCGGTGCCGCGGCCGACTCAAGTCGCTTCAGCCGCTTCCAACGTGGCTCGGGCCGCGGGTCGCAGTAGCGCGACACGATGTCGATGAGCAGGTCCTGCGCTTCATCCGAGAGGTCGCCCGCCACGGCGGAGCGCAGGCGTCCCTCGCCCAGGTAAGCGGCCAACTCCTGCCGGCGGCTCACTCGCCCCCCCTCAGGCCGGGGACAGCGCGGAATGCGGCGCGGGCGGCATCTCGCGCATACCCCCATACACCTGCCCAAAAGCCGCCGTCAACCAAAGTCCGCGCACGCTGCCCGCATTGACGCGCACCAATCACTGCCTCGAATGTTGCAATGACAACAGGGGCATAATCGTAGGCGGGGTCAAGGCGCATCTCGCTGCTCCCGTAGCGAAGCGTCTCCGCATCCGCAATCGCGTCCTTCACGGGCATCACGTCTGAGATGCGGCCGGAGCCTCCGCAGACGGAGCAGGGAGCACACTCTTCGGCACAGGCAGTACACGTTGCGTGTCCTTCACACGGAGTTTCATGACGCTGGTCGAGGCACTTCCCGCCGCACGCCGCGCAGTCGTGTGAAAAGACCCCGCCCTCGGCCAGGGCGGGGTTACGAATCGCCGTCGATCCCCGGGCGGGGTGCCCGAGCACGATCGGCGTGTCCCCGATCGCGTTCCCCGAATCGACGAGCCGGCGATCTTGCGCGTTCACTTCGCCCCCTGCCGCTTCTCCTGCCGGATCTGCTTCAGGAGGTCCTCGGCATCGGCCACCGCGAGGTGCCCGTTCGTCGGGTCACACGAGGGGTTGCCCCACTCGCGGACGAGCTGCAGCAACTCGTTGACGCAGACCACGAGCGCGCGCTCTCGGTCGGTGAGCCCTGCAATCTCTAGAAGGCGGCGCCGAGCGGTACGCCGCTCGTATGGAACGCACTCGCCACCGTGATGCAACGGCTCGTTGCACACGCCAAGGCCGGGAACCGCGCGCCGGCAGAGATGGTCGGGCTCGCTCTCCTTCACGACGGGACCGAGTTCGTCCGGGACCGGCATGGTGGCGGTCATCAGAGCGCGTAGGACTGAGCGACTTGCTCGGAGAGGCCCGACTCGGCGGCGTCCACGCAAGCGACGGCGGCCCGGACTTCTTGCGCGAAGCCCGCCACGCCGAGCCCGTCAAGGGTGGAGTGCTCGCTGCGCATCCATGCCTCGACGTGGCGCGGCTCCACACCGATCCGGCCCATGCGCGCCAACTCTTCGCGGATCATCTGTTGGTACATCAGCGGACCTCCGTTAGTTCGTCGAGCGTCTCCGGTGCGGAGCGCTCCTGCTGTGCGGACCATTCGTCGAGAGCGGCCAGGGTGTAGACGGGCGTTCGCCCGTGCTTCCGGAACCGTGGACCCTTCCCGCGAGCACGCCACGTCGAAAGCGTGGCTACCGCAACGTGCAGGTAGTCCGCGGCCTGCTCAGGAAGTAGGTATGGCGAGCGGAAAGCGACCACGTCGTCGCGGTCGCCTTCCCGCTTCGCGTTCTCCAATGGGTCTTGACGCGCGGACGGAATCGGACGATGTTCTTTCCGCACGCTACGCACCAATCGCCCCAACCGCAGGCGTAGTCGGTGCGACCAGATCTTCGGCGGTTACCCCGGGTTCAAA